TTGGCCGCAGTCGCCGCGAACAGGTCGGCGATCATCGTGGCCTTGTCGCCAGCCAGGCGGAAGCTGTTCAGCGCGTTGGCGGCGATCTCTGCTGCCTCAGCATTCTCCAGCTGGCCGGCGGCCGAGAGTTGCAGCACGCCGCGCGCGGCGCCGAGCGTGTCCTTGACACTGAGGCCCGCCTTGCTCAGCTCGAGCATCGCCGTGCCGGCGTCCCCCGCCGATGTGGCCGGCAGCGTCATATCCGCGCCGAGCCGTTTCGCCTCAGCCCGCAGCCGCGTCATCTCCGCAGCCGTCGCCTCGGAGTTGACTTGCAGCATGTTCATGCTGCTCTCATAGTCCATCGCCGTCTCAGCGGCGATGCCCCCAAGGCGCAGCAGTGGTTGGCTAATGCGACTGGTGAGGATGTCGCCGACCTGGGCTGCCTGCTGTCCAGCGGTGCGCAGCGTGCCGCCGGTGATGCCCAGGCCCTCGCCGAACAGCTTCAGCCCGGCGGTGGTGTCGCGGGTCGCGCGCTGGAGGCCACCGAGATCGTCGGTAGCCTCACGGAAGGCGGGGCGGCTCCGGTTCTGGCCGTCGATGAAGATAGCGACGCGTGCAGCCATGTCGTCCTACTGCGAGTCGTTGTCGAGGTTGCGGACGCGGCACCACTCGGACCAGCGGGTATGCCAGTACGCCGAGGTGTTTTCGGCCTGCTCAAAGGTCAGATGGGCACTCTCGACGAGCGCGCAGACGGCGGCCCAGGCAGGGGCCTGATCGCCGCCGTAGCGCACGGCCGTGATCAGCTGGCCCGCTTCGCTTTTGGGACCGACTGGGCGCGTCGGATCTCGGCGAGCAGGTTGGTGCGCAGCTCGTCAAAGTCCGCCAGCGTGAGCTCGTCGAGCTGCGCGCGATTGCAGCCGCCGTGCGCGACGAGCCAGGTGAAGATCTCGCCCGCGCCCGTGGCCTCCTCGAGCGCGATGATGTGCTTCATACGCAGCGCCCGAGCATCGAGCCGGATCTCGATCTCGTCGATGTTCGTCGCCGGCTGCTCGCCCTGCCCCTCGGTGGCAGCGCTGCCCAACTCGGCCAGGGCGTCCAGCTCATTACATTCCTCGATGGCGCTCCGCTCTGCGCGTGCGCGCGTTCCGTTGGTGTGCTTCATGCTGATTTCCTCACTCGGCGTCAGCGCCTTACGGCAGCGTAGCAACCTCGTTCACAACGATGATCTTGCCTGCGTCGCCGACGGTGCTGTTGTAGCGGCTAACAAACTTCCCGGTGGCGATGTTGTTGCCGTTCTGATCGCCCGGATCGAACTTCGTCCACTTGATCGGCAGGTCGATGCGCAGCGCTTTTTTCGAGTAGGCGGTGCCAGCCGTCGCCAGCGTCGAGCCGTCGACGTGGATGCGCATGCGGCGCGGCGTCTGGTTCTCCCAGTTTGCCTTCTCGCCGCCGCTGCGGCTCACCGCCGTGTCGTGCTCAAAGGTCACTTCGCCACTGACCTTGTGGGCGATGTAGCTGGCAAACGAGTAGTACAGCTCCCCGTCGCCGGTGAACTTGGGCTCCCACTGGATTTCAATGTCGAGCTTGAAGCCCAAGAATTGATTGCTGACCTGGGTCGTGCCGTAGGCACCGCCAACGGCGTCGAGATACAGCTTCGCCTTCTGGAACAGGATGTCCTCGACCGCAGCCAGGGCCAGTGACGCGGTGAAGCTTGCCTTGCGCTTCACCTGGCGGCACATCAGCTCGGCCTGGGCCTTGACCGCCTGGCCGCTCGCGCCCGACAGCGAGATCTTCGTGACGAGGGCGTACTCGCCCTGCTCGACCTCGAAGTCGTCGCCGGCCTCGACGGTGTAGGGCTTGGCCGTGGCGATGCCCGTCGTCGGGATCGTGGTCTCGTAGATTTTGCCGGTCGCACCTGCGCCCGCGTCGGCCACGCCCGCCGTCGGCCCGCCCAGGCCCATCACGAGCAAATACGGCAGCTGCTCGAAGGTTGCCTCAGTCTCGGGCAGCGCCAGCGCGCCCTGCAGCTTCGGGATATAGCTGCGGTCGGTGCCGCCGATGATGCCGACCTGCTCCTCGACCTGCTGCGGCTCGCGCTGGTCGTCGAGCATCGACGCCTGGCCGCGCCAGACCGCCGTGGCGGCCACGGCGGTGCCGGCGGTGGTTTCCTTGCCCCACTGCACCTTTTGCAGCGTCTTTCGTCCGGGTGCCATGCCTTACTCCTTGGGTGTGTCGCTGGGCGGGTCGCTCGGCGCAGCCTCAGCGGCCGACGCAGCCACATAGAGGCCGCTGGCGAGCAGCAGCCCTACGTCGTAGCTGGCGAGCTCCTCGGCGCTCAGATCCTTGGCCGGCACGCCGATCAGCGCCGTGCCGTCGCCGACGTAGCGCAGGCCTGCCGCTGGTGCCTCGATCAGGCGTTGTTTGCTACCACTTTTCATAGACTCCCACCTGCACTACAAAGCCATAAAACGTTTGCTTCCCGTACACGAGCATCGTCTCGCCGATGCCCGAGTCCTCGATATGCGCTCCGTCCGGCTTGAGCGTCGCCTGATAGGGCGGCGTATTTACCAGCTGCACCGACTCGGCGGCGAGATACAACTCGCCCAGGCGCTGGAGCAGCTGCGCGCCGAGCTGTGCGGCGCCTCCCAGGCCGTTACCCTGCCCGGCCGGCCGCAGATAGACCTCGACGAGGTAGACGCGGTCCTGGCGTCGGTAGCCCTGATTGAGCGCCAGCCACTGGCCCTTGCCGGGCCAGGTCAGCACCAGCGGCAGATCCGTCGTGTTGATCGCGTCCGGGTAGTCGGCCAGCGACGGCGCACGCTTGACCCCGGTTACCGTGCTGTGCAGCGCTTGCAGCGCTGTAACCGTGGCCTCGACGCTCACGTTGTGCGCCGCCGATAGGGCGTGAGCAGTGCCCGCACATCGCCGGGCAGCTCGCGCGAGATCGTCACCTGCCCGAACGCCTGATGGCCGCTCACGTCGAACACCTGCGCGTCCTTCCCTCGGTACAGCCAGCCGGCGACGCGCTTGGTCGCCTGGATGATTGCAGCCGGCGGCGTGGCGGCGTAGCCCCAACTGCCGACGACACTGATCTCGCTGTCGGCGTCAGCGAAGGTCCACAGCAGGGTGGACTTGAGCCGGATCGCCCAGGCCGGCAGGCTGTTGCGCGGCCAGAGCACGACGTTCGCAGTCGCGATCACGCTGCCGTCGCCGTTGGTCAGGGTTGTCACGCTGAGCAGCTCGGCGTCGAGCCGCAGGATCTGCCTCGTGACATCCCCTGGCCCGTAGACGCGCGTGGCCGTGCGTCCCTCGAACCATCGCCCACAGTGGGCGTCGACGGCATCGTGGGCAGCGCTGAGCATCGCCGTCAACAGGGCATCGTCACTCGTATCGACGATGCCCAGATAGGTTTTCAGCTCGGCGAGCGTGACGTAGGCCACGGCTTACTCCTCGTCGTCCGCTGCGCGGCGGCGCTTCCGTGCGCTGCCACCGAGGGGCAGGTCAACCACGACGGACTGATCGCTGTCCTGGGCCAGGTCGATCCCGACAACCACAGCCACGGCGCGCCCCAACCCGATCAGATACTGCGCGTCGCTGTCGTCGAGCGTGAGGACACTCCCCGACCCATACCACTGCTCCCTGGTGGCCGGGCCGCGATAGGCGTCGGTCAGGCGCACCGTGATCACGGCAGCACCTCATAGTCGAGCTCGACCCGATACTCGCCGGCGGCCGTGGCGGCGAGGCCGGTGTGTCGCACGACGATCGGCGTGTTCGCCGCCACCGTGGTGCTCACGAGGGTAAGGGCCGTTGTTGTACCGACCGCCTTGGTGTTCTCGAGTGCCGTCGCCGCGACGATCTGCGCGCCGTCGACGGCCGTGCCGACCTTGACGTTGGCGCTCGCGACGGTGCCCGTGTCTTCGGTGGTGTACACCACTCGCGCTGCCAGCAGCCGGATCGGGACGGCTGACCGCAGCAGCACATCGTCAATGGTCGACGCGGCACCCGAGTCGATATTGAAGATGCGGCTGCTCACGGTCTGCCGAATCTGCCCGCCGCGCGGGATGAGGAGGCTCATCAGCGTGCTCCTGTGTAGTGGGATGCCGCCGGGCGGCACCCACGCGGCTGTAGAAGGTTAGCTCAGCGGCACGTTGTAGGTGATCGCCGTCGACTCGTTGTCGCGCGCCTTGAGACCCGCCGACATCGTCACGACGATCTCGGTCGCATCGGCGTTGGCATAGCGCGTCGTCTCGAAGGTGACGCGGCGCTTGCGCGCCAGCTTCCACTGGTCGGGCCGCACGCAGAGGATCGCGCCGGTCGTGTTGTTTGTGTCGGTGCCGTGGATCTTGCCCGCGGTGTTGGCCATGCGCTTCGCCGACGCGCGGTGCATCTGGTACGAGGTGCGCACCTTGTAGCCGTAGATCCCGGTCAGCTCGCCGTTCTCGATCGTGGCGTTCAGGAACACATCGCGTGTTTTGACGGCGGCGATGGTCAGAATGCGCCAGCGCGTGTTAGCGTCGATCAGGAACAGGGCCTTCATCACGTCAGCCCCTAGCAGGCCTGCCACGCCCATGAGCCTGGCTGTCTCGAGGAAGTCAGTGTCGTCGAGGGTGGCACCGCAGTCGCGGCTGTTTGCCGTGTTGGTGACGAGCGCCAGCTTGCGGAAGCCATCGAAGCTGGTAAAGAGCACGGTCGCGCCTTGGGTGCCTGCGTTGGCGATGTCGTTGATGTTTGTCGTCGCCGCCGTCGCGCTGTCGCCGTCGATGATCACATGCTCGAGCGCCTCCTGGCCGGCCGTCTCCAGCTGCTTGCGCAGCTGACCGGCCACGGCGATCAGGCTGTTCTCGTCCATCTCGCCCGAATAGATCGTCCGACCGCCGACCTTCGTCGCCGTATGCAGCACCCGGTTTGTCCCCGCCTTCGAGCCAGGAATAGAGGCATTCGGCCGACCTGATGCCGAGTCGGTGTCGGTCGTCTCCGGCACCTTGTAGAACGTCGGGTCGGAGCCCTCGAGCGGGTCGTAGATGCCCTCGGCTCCCGCAGGAATGACGATCTCGGGAAGCATTGCGGCGATCGTCGAGGGGGAGCGCACCGCCAGCCAGAGCTGGTTGCTGTAGCCGACGCCAACCCACTCATCGCCGTAGCCGACCTGGGTGCTCGTCATGAGCTCGTTGGCCTTGATTGCGTTCGTCGCCTCGCTCAGGTCGAAACCCACAGCCTTGGCGGCAGCGCGCATCTTATGCGCCGAGTCGCTGTCCTTGGCCTCGGCCGCTTTGATATAGGCCGCCTTGTAGGCCGCCTCGCTCGCGCGCTGGCCGACCTTCGAGTTGACGATCCCGATCAGGAAGGTCTGGTCTTCGAGGCTCAACCCGTCGTAGCGATCCACGTCGGCGAAGCGGCGCACATGCGGCGCGCCGCCGACGACAGCACCGCCGTCGGGCAACCGGCGCGCCTTGGCCGCCTCGGTCTCCCACGCCTCTTTGGCCGCCTTGACGGCCGCGTCGATCTCCGTCTGGCGCTGCTCGGCCGCGCTCTGCTCCGCCTGGCGCTGCTCGGCCTGGGCCTTGATGGCTGCCTCGACCGCCGTGCGTACGGCGGCGTCGATGCGCTCCTGAACCTGATTCTCGTCCACGTCGCTGTCTCCTTGTAGGGTGGTGGGTAGGGTGATGCCTGCCTGCGAATACATCGCCTTGATCGCGGGCAGGACCACCGCGTAGGCGTTAATCGGAACGCGGCCAGCGTCCGGGTCAATGTCGAGTAGCGAGAGCTCGATCACCGGCCACTCGCGGATGTGGCCGTCGCGGTCGGTGCGTACGAGTTGGGGGGCTGAACCCGAGCTAGCGCGGGCCAGACCCTTCCGAGCGGCGTCCCAGACGCGCCGCGCCAGCACCTTGCCTGCGTCGAGCACGACGCGGTACCACACGCCGTCCTCGCGTCGCTCGCGACTCACGGCCTTGCCGATGTACTCAGGCCGGCCTGCCGGCCGACCGTCCGGTCCAAGGCCGTGGTAGTACACGATGGGCGGCAGCGGGTACTTGTCTTCGTGCAGGTCGGTGGCTGCCGAGAAATACTCGCCTTGGCTATCCTTGCCATTCTCCGGCCCGCCCCAGGGCACGCCGAGCACGTCGAGCTCGAAGTCAGCCAGGGCCTTGATCGTCAGCTTGCTCATTCCAACCCCTTGATCGCGCCGCGCAGCGCCTGCGCAGCTAAGCGCTCGGCGGTGCCGTCGCGCTCCATCTCGTCCACCACGCCCTGATCCGTTTTCCAGCCGATGGAGCGGAAGATCGGCGGCTGGCCCTCGGCGCTCTGCACCTGGCCGCTATAGCTGGCGAGGTTGCGCAGCATGACACCGCGCGATCCCCACGGCTGCACAACCCAGCGTCGGCCCATCATCTCGCTGGTTTGTCGGCCGTCGACCGTGCCGTCCTTGCGCCGCCACTTCCAGCCGTAGCCGCGCTGGTACCAGCGGCGGCGGCCCGCGTAGCTCGGTGCCTGCGGGTAGGGCGCGATGCGATCCTGCGCCTCAGCGGCGACGGCCTGCGCGATCGCCCGCAGCGTGCCGTCGAGATCCTGGGCCAGCGCGCGCGCGAGTGGCGCATCGCCCTCGATACGTACGCGCCAGTTAGGCACGCGGCACCTCGCTCGTCACGACGCGTAGCCAGGAGCGCAGCAGCTCGATGATGTCCTGCACCTGCACCCCGTTGCGGCACAATCGGCCGCTCAGCTCGGCGATCTCGGCCACCGCAGCGGCCCCGATCGGGTTGTCGCTCACGGCCTGCTCGAGGCGCGCCAGCTCTTCGGCAAAGAACACGGCACTCATCGCACGCTCCGGAGTGTCACGAAGCAGCGGCAGCGCGGGTGCGCTGGTGGCTCCATCCCTGTCCACTCGGCCTCGGGCCGGTCGTTCAGTGGCCCGCAGACGCTGCACACCGCCTCGTCGGCGGACGTGCGCCAGACGCGCTCCATCGTGATGCCCCGCGCAGCTAGTTGCTGCTGGAGCTGGAGCTGGGCGGCGGCCGCTGCGCGCGTCACCTCGGTGATTGCGATCGTCTCCGCTCGACGCTCCCCAAAGGCTGGCCGCAGCAGCGCGACGAGCTGCGCGCGGGTCATGCCAGGCGTCGCAAGAAAGCGTGCGGTGGCCGTCTGTACCACCGTCTGCGTCGTCTCGGTCAGCCCCTGCACCAGCGCGCCCGCATGCTGCGCCGCCCACCGGCTCGCTGCTGTCACGATCGCGTCGGGCTCGAGATCCTGGCCCAGCCCGCTCAGCGCCGCCTGGACTCGGTCGAGCGCCACCACCATCAGCGCATGCACCAGCTCGGCCTCGAGTGCCGAGGCCAGCTGCGCCAGGTCGACCGCCTGCCCCGCCATCACTCTGTCGGCGATGTCCGCGCCATGGCGCTCGAGCACGAGGCGCAGCGCGCTATAGAGCGACTCCTCGTCGTCGCTGAGGCCTTCGCCGGGCGGGCGGATCGGGAGCGCCTTCTGGGCGGGCGCTGGCGCTGCTGTGGCCTGCGCGACCTGGTCGTCGGGCGTGGCCGGCTCGGGCAGCTGCGCAGGGGATACGGGCGCGCCCGTATCAACCAGCTCGCCGACGACGACGGTCGGTGCGTCCTTCGTGGGCGGCGCATCGGCGAGCAGCACGGCACCACGCCCGTCGGGCAGCGGCGCAGCCTGGTAATACTCGCTGCGCACCTCGTCGATGGTATGCACGCGCTCGAAGGCGGCTTGCTCCTGGAGTTTGAGCGCCCGATCGACGATGCGAATATCGTCGAACTCGCCCAGCAGGCGGGTGCCGTAGCTCGGCAGGATATCGCTCGTAACCTTCTCGCCTGCCGCCTGGAGCTTGGGCCAGACTGAAAATTCGATGAACGTGGCCTTGCCCTGCGTGGCATTGGCCTCCGTCGCGTTTACGCTGAGCAGTGACGAGAGGCCGGGCGCGAACAGTCCGAAGATCTCTTCCTTCGTAAAATCGCGCATCCCCAGGAATTCCATGTCCTTCTGGGACATGCCGGCCTGGACCCACTCGATGCCGCCCTTGCCGACGTTGCGCAGCAGCATCATCGCGCGCCGCACGCCGCCGGTCTGTTCCAGCACATCGGCCTTGATCTTCGACCAGGTCGGCTCGTCGATCGGGTCGGCGAAGGCCAGGAAGCCCGGAAACTTCGCGTTGTCCTTGCCGAAAAAGTTCGCGTTCCACTTCTGGGCGGCCAGATCGCCGCCTGCCACCGTGGACAGCGCCTCGATCGGCGAGAGGCCGACGAAGCTGCTCAGCGGGTGGAAGCGTTTGAAATGTACGACCTCCCAGGGATCGAGCAGGATCGGCGGGGTTGTCGACACGCCGCCGACGTGGCCCTCGGGGAAGAAGGCATAGCCCCGCAGGTACATGCGCCCGTCCGGCACCGGCAGCATCTTGTGCGACGGAATGCCCCAGATCTCGCGCGGCTCGCCTGTCGGGCTGGCCCGGTTCAGCCACCAGTAGGCATTGCCGGTCAGGGCATGAAACGCGAATGTGGCCTCCAGCAGCTCGAAGCGGCTCATCAGCGGGTTCGGGCGCGCGAGCAGCTGCTCGAAGGGATGGTTCGCGATGTCGACTTTGTGGTCGCCGGTACGCCGCTTCACACTAAACTGCGCGCCAGCGGCAACGCTTGCGGTCAGCGAAACGGCCATCTGCACCCAGCTCAGCTTGGTGTAGAGATCGGCCTGTGTCTCGGCGAGCGAGCCGTCGGGTATGCTCCAGCGCGCCATGTCGGCGTCCTGCCGCAGCCAGGCCGGCACCTGGAGATCGCGGCGTGCTTTGACATACCCTAGTCGGTTCGCGAGTCGATCTAGCACAGGACTCTTTCTGCTCCCCGGTGGCAGCACAAAAGCGCCGCCACCGGCGACGCTCGAAGGCGCTCACAAACCGGCAACGGCGCTCGAAGGCGCGCTCAGTCCTTCAGGCGGGCAGGGCTAGCGCGTCGGCTTGCGCTCCTCGTCGTGCAGCTTCTGCAAGTCGAACGTCGACACCAGGCCCTTGACCTTGACTTCGAGGATCTGGCGCTTGGGGTCGTACTTCCCCACCGTGCGCCCGTGTGCGTCTTTGAGGGTCTTGTAGGCCATTGGTGTCCTAGCAATGCCAAACGCGGGTCCGCTGCCCGTCGCATCGAGAGTATAGCAGCGTGGCGAACCACGAGCGTACCAATGGTAGAATAGCCACAAAGCGACACGCGCCCGTGACACAGCGGCCGATCCTCCGGGGTCGGTCGCTGTGTGTCTAGGCGAAGTCGATGTAGCCCGTCGGCGACGGGCGGCCAGCGGCGTACTTCGCCAGCGCCAGCGCGATCACCGTGTCGTCGTGGCCGTTGCCGGCGGCCGCGTAGCGGAACAGGCCACTCGGCAAGCGCGTCTGCTCGAAGCTCAGCAGCTCGCCGACCTGCACCGGGTCGTTCAGGATCTGGAAGCCTCCCGACTCAATCCCCAGCGCCAGCGAGTCGATGATCTCCTTCTTCGATGCGTTCGTGGTCACAAAGGGCTGCACCGGCAGCCCAGCGGTGCGCAGCGCCTCGATCTGCGGCCCGCCCATATTGTTCTGCTCAGCGACGATCACCGAGGGCTGGAATGCTTCGTAGAGCGTCGTCAGCCGACCCGCCTGCAAGGCATAGTCCACCTGGTTGAAGCGGTCGAGATACACCTGCTGGTTGGTCGTGGTATCGACGACGCTGATCACGGTGTAGTCCCCGCTGCGTGCCCAGTCCACACCGAACACATAGCTATGGCCGGGGATCGCCAGTGGCAGGCCGGCGCCGTCGACGTGGGCCTCGACGACGGCTGCGCCGAGCACGCGGCGGAACAGACCCGCATTGTCGTCGATAAATTGCGCCAGGTACTCCTGGAGGAACACCAGCTCGGGCACGTCACCCCGCGCCGCCTCGATCTCGCTCGGGTCGATGTGCGGGTTCGTGGCCGTGGGCATCTGGAAGCTCGCCCACTCCAGCTGGGCGGGATCTTCGCCGCGCTGAAAGAACTGCCAGAAGCCGTTGCGGCCCTTGGGCGTGCTCAGAAAAAAGCCATCGCCCTTGTAGTCGGTCAGCGTCGGCCTGATGACCAGGTTCCAATGATCGACCAGGGCGGGGTCCATCGCCGCCTCGTCGATGATGAAGCGGCGATACTTGCGGCCACGGATCGACTCGGCGCTGCCCAGCGACCAGAACTCGATCACGCCGCCATTCAGCAACGTGATGCGCTTGTTCTGCTTGTCGATACCGTTGCGCGCTAGCACCGGCTGGAGCAGCGCAACGGCGTCGCGCCAGACCTCGATCAGCATCTTGTAGGTCGGCGACGCCCAGGCCACGGGCAGGCCGAGCAGCGCCGCCTCGACGAGCAGGTTGGTGCCGATGATGGTTTTGCCGAAGCGCCGACCGCACGAGATCACGTTGAAGCGCGCCGCCTCCCTGCGGATGCGGCGCTGGCCAGCGTGGGGGCATCGAAGCGTGAGTGTGCGTGTGGCCATACATGCGGTCGGTATCGGTAGAAGCTGGTAGAACAAAAAAGCGGCGAACTCCCATAGAATGGGGTTCGCCGCGTCGTGCTGACTCTGGCGCTGTGTTAGTCCGCGTACTCGACCCGGATCACCGTCTCCGGATCGGGATCCTCCTTTGGAGCTCCAATCTTTCCGTATTTGCGCTCCCACAGCCAGGTGGCAGCGGCGACGGCCTGGCGGCTCTCGGTCGACGCGAGCGCGATCATGTTCGCGATCACCGCCCGCTCCTGCTCGCCGTCGAACAGCTCAAACAGCACGCTTTGTTGAGCGTCTTCGACCTGCCGCCGTGGCCGCCCGGCGGGGTTGCCCGATTGTCCCTTCTGAAATGCCATCGAAAAGCTCTCTGCTAACAACGAAACAATATACCCGTCGCTAAAGGTGGGTCCAACCACATCTCAAACCTTCAGCCGTTGTGTGTTGACTGCAACAACCGCAAGTTCACGAAGTCGATTGACTATCGCCCCGCTGGAAGCATCGCACACTTCCTTGATCAGCTCCTCTAGCTACGGCGCGACCACGGCGGGCAGCTGCGTGCGGTAGAGCGTTGATGGCAGCAGCGGGATGTCCAGTTGGACAAAGCGCTGCTCCTTGCGGTTGACATCGGTGCTGTTGGGCCTGGTCGTCAGCACGAGCAGCCACAGGCGGCCGCCGCTGGCCAGCGGGAGCGCGTTCAGGATGCCGCGCTCGCGATCGGCAAGCCGTACGGTCTGTTGCGTGTAGGGCTGGTTCGCGGCGACGCCGAGGGCGTCGTAGCAGGCGACGTCGGCCCCCTGCTCGTTGCCCTGGCCGGCGAGCTTGCCGACCACGACGCGACACATGACGGGCGCGCCGTCGGGGCGCACGGCCTGGATATGGGTCGGCAGGACGTTGCCGTCCTGCACGGCCACAGCCGGGCTCTGGGCAGCGCTGGCGAGCGTTGTCACCGCGTCCTGTGCGTGGGCGGCGGTGCTGAGCAGTGCGCCGAGCAGGACCAGCGAGAGGAGGGCCGGAAGGGGCAGTTTCATTGCTAGGCCGCCTTTCGCAGATCGCTGGGCGCGTACTTGACGAAGCCCCGGTTGTCGGCGAGCTTGCCCCACACGGCTCCATCAAGGCCGATCACGAACGGGTCGATTTGTACCGCGTCGCCGCGATCGAGCACGAAGTACTCGTGATCGCCGGCGTGGGCGCGCAGTATTGCCTGGGGCTGCTGGTAGATCCACTTCGACCGCAGCACCCGATAGGGGCCAGCCGGGGGTAGTTCTGCCGTCGGCACCGCGCTCGTCAACGCGCGGTAGGCGGCGACGTGGCTGAACAGCACGGGCATTGGGCAGAGCGACTGCCCTGGCTGCACACGGTAGCGCGCGGCGGGCACGGGCGCGCCGTTGCCGACCGGCCACTCGCAGTGGGCGACGACGTCCTGCCGGGAGATGTCGCCGTCGGCGCGCAGCGCGTCGAAGAGTCCGAACGTGGCAGTCCGCTGCGGGCTGGTCAGATCCTGCCCGCGCCCGAGCATCACATGCACGCTCCAGCTGCGACTGTTGCCGAGCACGTTGTTGCAGTGCCACAGCGCCTGGCGCTGGCGCTGGCGGCGGGAGCGCACGATCGTGCCGTCCGAGAGCACCACGAAGTCATACATCAGGCCGTCGCCGTAGATACCGCGCTGGTTACGGCTCCAGTCCTTGCGAATCTGGTAGCGCGCCTCGCCGAACAGGCTAACCAGCTCGGTCGAGCGACTGCGATCAGGGTAGATCACATCGGAGAAGTGGAAGGTGATGTACTGCTCGCGGCCACGCGGTGGCAGCGCCTGGTGGCCGCGCATCCGGGGGATGGCGTCGAGCTGGCCAGTCATGTCGAGGATGGGAAGCTGGGCGAGTGCGGACATGGACGGGTCTCCTGTGGGCTACAGTGCGAGTAAACGATGCAGGACAAGGACGATCAGGACGAAGAGCGCACCGGCCGAGCACAGCGACGCCAGGCCGATCGCCGCCGTGGTCCACGTCAACACGTTGACCCGGACGGTGAGGGTAAGCACCTGGCGCTCGATTGCAGGGAGGCGGGTGTGCGGGTGGCGCGGGGATCGCACCCCACCCACCGCCACGGTAATTTTGTCGCCGGCGATCTTGTCACCTCCTGCCTTGTCGCCGGCGATCTGGTCGTGCGTTCCATGCACAGGGCTACTCCTCATAAAAAGCGGCCTGCCCCCACTGGGGCAAGCCGCGTCGTGCTGACTCTGGCGTGTAGCGCAGGTATTGATGTTACACGGTTTGGCAGTTCGCTAGCGAAGAACCTCCGTCTGGACTAGGTGCGCCTCGTAACGGGCCAGCTGCGCCGAGAGCGCCGTGACCGCTGCGTGTAGCTCCGTCGCAGCGGGCACACGGGCTGCCGAGCGCACCACGCGAGCGGTCATGCGCCCGTCGTGGGTCGAGAACTCGACGAGATCGCCGGCGCTGAGCTTGTAGGCTTTCCAGACGCGCAGCAGAAACGCCTCGGTGGTCTCGCCGGCCTCAGTATCGAGCCGGAAGGTTTCCTCGAGCTGATCTGGATCGAGCTCACCACGCGCGCCGACGCGATAGCGCAGTCGAACGTGGCGCCGCGCGCGCCGATCGAGCAGCGGGGCGAGCTGGCTCCAGACTCGGCGGAGCATCGGGAAGGGGGAGGCGGGCTGCGATGTGGCCGGTGCGACCATAGTGTGATGCCCCTCTGGATGAAAAAGCGCGGCATGTTATTGAAACATACCGCGCAGGACTTGCTCTGGCGGGTTCAGTCTAGCACCCAGCCATTACCATAGGTGCGCAAGCTGTGCTACCATGGACTCGGTACACTGAACACGGACATGGATGATCTACGCTCGCCCCTCCTAACCGCTTGCTACACCCTCGACGCCGCATTCCCCTGGCTGCATCCCCTCTGGATGTGGCTCTGGCGTCTCGAGGTACGCCGCGTGCTCCGTCGCGATGATCGCCGTCAGCAGCGCCTTACTTCCCGCTGATTGCCCCACTCCCGCCGTTTCCTTCCTCCTGGCGGAACTGGCGCGCCCAGCGCTCGATCGCATCCCAGCGCTCGGCCACGATCACGCCGACGGCGCCTGGGGCCAGCACGCCGCGTAGATAGTCGAGGCTGGGCTGCGGCGGGTGGCCGCTGGCGATCGGCGTGATCGTCGATGTCTGCGCGCCCTGGCCACGCTGCACGGGGTTGCCCGGCACGAGCGGCAGCGCCGCCTCCCAAAACTCGAAGCTGCGTTCCCGGCCGCGCTCAGCAGCAGCGGCCTCGCAGCGGTCAAGCACCGTGTTATGGGCCAGCAGCGCCGCGAGCAGATCGTCGGTGCTGGTCGAGGAGACGGTGAGGGGCACGGGCTCTGTGTAGCCGTGCTCGACGAGCACAGGGATGCACACCTGCACCGCCAGCCGGCTGCGCCCGCCTGGCGGCCAGCGGCAGCCGATCCCGCTGTAGCTCACGTCCTCACGCGCCAGCGCGGCGACGCTGGTGTAGGGCACGCCGAGGATAGCGACGTAGAGGTAGGCCGGGCTCGGCAGCAGCCAATGCACGCGCGTCTCGCCGTCGCCGTGAGTCAGCGCGCCCGAGCGCCATCCCGCAGCTGTGGCTGCGGCGTCGAGGGCCGCGTCGAGGCCGTGGTCAAGGAACAGCCCCCGATGGAGCAGCGACTCGCCAAAGATCTCCTTGCCCGTAGACCAGGAGAGCACGGGGCGCTTGTCGGCGGTGTCTTTGGGAATGATGCGCGGCATGGGTGCCTCCTATGCAACTGAGTGGAGCAGCGGCGCGGTCTGCACAGCTGCCCAGCGGCGCGAGCAGCGCGCAAAGGCGCGCTTCGCGAGGACATCCAGATGCGTGACGTGCGGGCAGTCGTGGCCGTAGCGGGCCAGCGCACGCTCGAAGCGGATACAGAGTTGATCATGGAGTGCATTGGCTTCGTGGTGCAGCCGTCGAACAGTCTCGATTTCAGAGCGGGTTGACGGGTAGGCCATCGCTACTTCCCTTCGCGGTTGTTCCAATAGCCGTAGAGGCCCGAGCGGTGCTCGCCGACCTCGAGCGCTGCGCTGTCGCGCAGGGCCTCCTTGAGGCCCTTCAGCCGCTTCGCGGTCATGCTGCCGCGTGGCTTTGGGCCGTCGTCAAAGTCGTCGGCGTACTGGGGCAGGCCCAGCGCGGTCGGGCCGACGATGCGCCCGCCGCGCAGCAGCGTGACGGTGTAGGTCTCGGCGTCGCGTGGCTCGGCGATCAGCGTGACGCCGCCGTAGCGGGTTCGGGCCATGCTATGCTCCTCTCTCGGCTGCCACCTGGGGGCAGCGCCCGGCGCACCAATCGAAGGGCAGGTCGTCGCCGTCGCTGCCAGCACCCTGGCAGATCGGGCAGAGCCGGGGGGCATTCTTGCGCCGCTTCAGTCGGCGCTCGAGGCGGCGATCACAGTCGCCGATCCACAGGCGTGCCACGCGCCAGCCGATCCCGGCCTCGGTGATCACCTCCATCAGGCGGGCACCCTCTCCGCGCTTGTGGGCGTCGAGCCGCGCGCCCAGATCCGTCGTGTAGCCCAGGTAGTGTCGCGCATGCTTGTAGGGTTGGTCAAAGTGAATCAGGTAGACTACGGCAGCCATGCTATACTCCTGTTTGAACCGATGGTGTGGGGGCGTCAGTGTCCAGCCGTCACCCCCACAGGCGCTTGTCGTCAGGTGTCAGCCGTCGGTTTCTACGCCCCTACCGCCCGCGCGATGAGCGCCGCTGACGCTCGCCACCCGCCGTAGTTCGTGTCTTCCTCCGGCCCCTGCGGTTCCGCAGGCGGCTCCTCAGGCCCAAATGCTGCCACGCGCAGGTCGGGATCGTCGTCGTCGTCGCGTGATGGGTCGTAATCCGGCTCAGGGCCATACACTTCCAGCGGCGTCGGCGTCGGGTCGTTGGGATCGCGATCCCAGGGTGTGTACATCGGCTCCTCCGGCTCCTCAACCGGGTCCGTCGCGCCGAGCGCCCCATCAAGCTGGAGCAGGCCCCGCACAGCGATCTGGAAGTTCGCCAGCACGATCTCGCTCTGCACGTCGTAGGGCTGTGTGAAGCCGTAGATCTCGTTGAGGTGCGCGGCATAGTGCAGCGCCTGGTTGGCAAGCTGGTGGGGCGTGAGAACCGACAGACGGCGGGCAGCAGCGGCCTTGTCGGCGTGGATCAGGGCGCGCAGGTCAGCGGGGTCGATCGGACAGCTCGCCAGCGCCTCGGCCAGGCGGCGCTGCGCGTCGGCCTCCAGCCAGGCGATGTAGTGCGCGGGCCAGCGGCGCGTGTCGAGGGTGATGAGGGGGTCCATGACGGTGCTCCTTACTACTGTTTCAATAGCATAATGATAGCATATCAGTAGCATCATTGTCAATAGCATCTTGACAGCATAATGCTATCGTGCTATCCTCTTAGGGAGCACAGTGAAAGGGAGCTGATCGTGAGCGAGCCGAAGATGAAGGTGTTTACCCTTCGTATCGATGAGGGGATGTACAACGAATTGGAGAAATGGGCCGATCAGGATATGCGCAGCGTGAACTCGCTGATGCTTGTTATCCTGCGTCGAGCCCTGGACGCACGTCGGGCTGTAAGCGCTAGCGGCGAGGGTGCCGAAAAAAACCAAGAGCCCCAGCTCGTAGCTGCATAGCTACGTAGCTGGGGCTCTGCCGTTGCTGCCGGCAGTGCTGCTCTGGCGAGGGCTCACCACCACCGGCACGATGGCGGTTGCTTCAGCGCTTCACACCGTTCACTGTGCTCAGCACCTTAACAACCCAGGTAATTTTCATTGTACTCTGTCGCTGTGACACCTCGCGTCGCGGCGTTGCTGTGCGCGGTTCCGGATCGCTCCAGTAGCTCACAAGCCGCCCTGAGCCGTCATACAGCGCGCCATCGTCTTTCAGGTCGTTGCGCCAGATCTCATCGTTGGGATTTCGACCTGACGGGAGCACAAGCGTTGCGCCTGGAGCGAGCACACCAGCAACCGGAATGTGTGGCTGGTTGCCCAGAATGCTGCACATCTTCCAGCCTTCGAGCGTCACGGTCACAGGGCTCGTGTTACGCACCACGACTTCTTCAGCACCCTTGCGCACTTCAACGATCTGCACTGGCCAGTCCGGCGCGAGCGCCGCGTTCGGATCTTCCTTGCACAGATCGTAGGACGGCGTCGTCAGCGTCGGCCGGGGCGTTCTGGTTGCCGTCGCTGTCGGCGTATTCACTGGCCCTGACGTTGCCGTACGAGTCGGCGTAGGCGTCGAGCGTGGCCGTGGCGGTGACGTTGGGCCTGGGCAGCCTCCCTCTGGGCACGCTCTCGGTGTTGCGACACTGACCGTTGGTTCGCTTTGAGCGGCCGGCCGTGCTCGGCCTTGGGCAGTCGGCGTCGCCACCGGGCACTCGCGCTGCTGGCAGCTGGCCGGCGGATCTTCGGTGATGGCCGCGCCGGTCGGCGAGGGCAGCAGCAGGGCAACGCCCAGCAGCGCCGCGCAGAGCAGCACAGCAGCGACAGAGACAGATCGGTTGTTCACGAACAGGGCCTTTCGACGATGAAGCTAGAATGACGGCCCGAGTCAGAAGCCCGGCACCAGGAGCGTTCCTAGCACCGGGCTCGTGTACGGTGGAGCGGGAAACCGGATTCCAGCCCCTTTGGGAAGACATTCCGCCGCCCTTAGCTCACGATACGCAGCCGATGCCCAGGCGCGCCGGCGCCGTCGCGCTTGCCCATCGCGCCAGGCCCGGGTAGC